CCCCGCCCCTCTCGCGCGGCATCGGCATGTGCATCGGACGTCTCCCTGGTCAAAAGAACGGGGCGGCTCTGCTGAAGAGCCGCCCCGCAGTCGTGTCACCGACCGCCGGCCCCGGTGGCCGGGCTGCCGGCAGGAATCGGCCGTCTTCTTACGGCGTCGTCAGGTCCGCCACCACGCCCGACGAGGCCTGCTGCTTCGCCACCAGCGCGTATTCGGCCAGCAGCTGGTACTTCACGCTGTCGCCGGTCTTCGCCAGCTCGTTCTGCTGGAACGGCCGCAGATAGGCGACGCCCCAGTACTCCATGTCGAGCACCAGGGCCGAGCGGTCGCGGCTGAAGCGCGAGGCCACGATCCTGTGCTCGCCGAAGTCGCTCACATAGACGTCGGCCGCGGCGATGATCGTCGCCGGCCGGGCCTCCTTGTTGTCCCGGTACTGCGTGGCGATTCCGGTGAAGGCGGAGGCCGCCGCCTTGTTCTTCGGGCCGACCAGGATGGTCGAGGGATCGCCGCCGTTCTGCCAGCAGGACTGGATCACCGTCTTGAGCAGCGTCTCGGTGAAGGCGCGCTGCGTCCCGTCCGCCGCCGCGGCCACCGTGCCGCCGGAGAACCCGCCGGACGTGCCGCCGGTGCCGCGGCTCACGTTGCTGGTGAGCCAGGCCTCGACCGAGCCGGTCGTGCGCGCGGTCGTGCTGTTGCCGGCGGCCGAGGCCTGGTTGCCGGTCAGCACGTACTCCATGTCGCGCTTCAGCTCCTTCGCCTTCTTGGCGAGCTGGTAGCTGAGCTCGGACTTGCGGCCGGCCTTGTCGGTCGCCTCCTGGGTCCCGCTCACCACCACCGTCTTGTCGGAGATCTGGGTGTAGTTGCCGACCCGGCTGGTCGGCTGCGTCGCGTCGAGCGTCGCGTCGTCGCCCTCGATCACCGCATTCGGGCCGGCGGCGGCCAGCGCATCGGTCTGCCATTCGTGATAGGTGTTCTTCGCCTTGGCCTTCGACGCCATGGTCAGGAACGGCGTCGCGGTGGGCGAGAGATTGTAGATGATGTCCGACAGGTCCTCGCGGTTGCCCACCGCGTCGTAGCTGTCGAACGTGTTGGTCGGCTGTGCCATCTGGCATCTCCTCTAGAGAAGCTCCTCGATCGCCCGGGCCGCGTCCTCCGTGCTGCCCGAGCGCCGGAGCCGGTTCATGAGAGCGGCCCGGCGTTCCTGTCTGCCGTCGCGGCGCGACGCGGCGACGCCCGGCCGTTGCACCTTGGGAAGCGCCCGCACCCGCTCTTCGACCTTGCCCTTCGACCCTGCCATCCTGTCGTAGAGCATCGCCTTGCGCGCCAGGATGAAGTCGCGGTGGTCGACCAGCCGGTCGAGCTCCTCCCGTGAATAGCCGGCCTCCGTCAGATACTCCGTCATGGCCAGCACCTCGCGCCGGGCTGCGGCCGGCTCGGCCAGCTCCGGCAGGTGCCTCACCAGGGCGCGCCACTGCTCGTTGCGATAGCGCAGGCGCGCCTGCTGCACCTCCGCCTCCGTCTGCCGTTGCTGCTGCCGGAGCCGATGGCGCATCGCCTCGGCTTGCTGCAGCTGGCCGGAGAGCGTCTCGAAGGCGGGGGCGAGCTCGGCGAAGCGCTGCGGCTCCTCGGCCGCCAGCTTCGCCCAGTCGATCCCGCCGAAATGCTTCAGAAGCTGCTCGCGCAGCATCGGAATTGCCGAGTCGAGCTCCGTCGTGTACTGCCGGCGCTCCGCCTCGGCACGGGCCCGCTGCTGCTCCGCGTCGCGGCGCAGCTCCGCGAGCTCCCGCCGCTCCTCCGCGAGCTTCATGGTCTTGCGCGTGTAGTCCGCGTTGCGCTGATAGCCGCGGACCAGCTCGTCCAGCGTGACCCGCTGCTCCTCCCCGTCGAGCTTCACGGCATAGAGCGCGCCTTCGTCCTCGGCCCGCCCTTCGTCCTCCGGCTCCGCGGCACCGTCCTCCGCCCCGTTCGGATCGGCGCTCCGGTCGTCCGTGACGGGCGCCTGACCGCCGTCGTCCGGCGACTCGTCCCGGACGCGCTCCGCGTCGACGCCACCGCGGCGACGGCGCGGCGCCTCGCCGGTCAGGATCCGCTCGATCGCGCGCGCGGCCCCGTCGAGCCCGAGCGTGTCGGCTGCAGGTGCCGTTTCCTGCGTCGCTGCGTCGGTCATCTGGTCACTCCTTTGCGCTGAACTGTTCCGGATCGCGGGCAGCTTCGATCGCCCGCAGCTGCAGGTCGGCCAGGCGGCCGGTCTCGGCGGCCTCGGTCAGGATCCCGCGCAGATGCCCGAGCAGCCTGACCATGAGCCACAGCCGCTCCCGCTTCGCGGTCTCTCCCTCGGCGCTCGCCTCCCACTGGCTGCGCAGCCGCGCCTCGACGGTCGCGAACGCCTCCGACAGCAGCGGATCGTCGAGCAGGCGCCGCGCCTCTTCGCCGCGCCGGCGTTCCGCCTCCAGGCTCATCGTGCGGCCTCCCCGTCGCGTGCCGTCGCGGCGCGCATCAGCATCTCCTCCTGCTTCAGCGCGAGCCTGGCCTCGAGCTCGTCCCGCTTCAGCTCCATCTCGGCCGCGAGCCTGGCGCGGTCGAGGGCGAGCTCGGCGGCGGTCTTGCGCTCGGCGAGCGCGATCCGCGCCGCGTCGACCTTCGCCTGCTGCTCCAGCATGAGGAGCTGCGGATCGGGCGGCGGCGCGGCCGATGACGGCGGCGGGGGCGCCGGCTGGTCGGACGGCCGGCTGAAATAGGCTTCGGCCGGCTTCAGCCCGGCGTTCTCCACGATCTTCGCCAGGGTGTTGTAGACGTTGTCGAGCCGGACCAGCGGCCCGTCCACCCCGCCCTGCTGCTGGATCGCCTGCGCCTGGATGCCGAGGATCGTGTGCAGGTGGCCGAGCATCTGGTCGCGGTTGCCGGTGCCGAGCCCGACATTGACCGAGACGTCCATCTCGGTGCTCCAGCTCCGCGGATCCATCGGCACCCACCGGTTCCGCAGCCGGATGATCCGCGGCGCGTTCTGGTGCCGCCCGACCAGCCGCAGGATCTGGCGGAACAGGTCCTTGACGCCCGTCTCCGCGAACACGCGCGCGATCAGCTCGATGCGCTGCTGCGCCGCCGCCATGATCTGGCTGATGCCGGTCGCCGTCTTGTTGAGGCTGTCGGCATCGAGCCCCTGGGTATAGCGCGTGACCCCGGTGCGCCCCTCGCGGACGCCGTCCAGATACTCCAGCACCGGGAAGGCCGCGGCCGCGACCAGCGGCGTCTCGAGCGGCATCACATGGCCCTGGCCCGGCACGGCGCCGCTCTTCAGCCGCACGATGCCGCCCGGCCGCGAGGTCATCATGTCGTCCAGGTTCACCTGGTCGCTGATCACGTGGCGTCCGTTGTTGCTGAGATAGAGGTTGTCGAGGATCTGCCGCAGGATCGTCGACTTGATCAGCTGCAGATCCATGACCAGGTCCGCCACCGACAGGCCGTAGAAGCAATGCGGCATGATGATCGGAGTCAGCGCCACGAAGGGCACGCCGTCGAACGGCTCGTTGTCGAGGATCTCCTGCCCGTCCCCGGCGACCGTCACCTTGCGGCGCTCCGCGATGCCGTCGCCGTCCCAGTCGACCCGGAGATAGCACTCCGTCACCCACAGCTCGCGCCGGCTGCGGTCGGCCTCGCCGGCGCTTCCCGGCTACGCCACCTCCTCCAGCCGGCGCCGGGACTGCGCTTCCGGCGTCAGGTCCGGCGCGTCGGCGCCGGCCAGCCGGTCGATCAGCCCGCGATCGTATCCCGCCGCGGTGAGCTCCGAGACGCTGCGGCGCACGCGATGCGCCACGAACCCCGCGTCGTTCAGAGCGCGCGCGCGGCGCGAGATCAGGAACTCCTCCGGCGGCACCGGCTCGATCCGCACGCGCCCGCGCCGGCGCCGCCGGATCACCGTCACGTCGTGCAGCACCGCCGCTTCCTCGGCCGGCAGGCCGTCCGGCCCCGCCAGCACGATCCTGTCCTCGTACGCGCTGTGCTCGACCGGCTCGACGTCCGGATCGGACAGCAGCAGCTGCAGCTCCGGGAACGTCTTGCGCAGATAGGTCTCGCGCTCGGCCGATTCGTCCTCGTCCCACCAGATCTTCGCGACGCCGTTCTTCTGCAGCAACGCGTCCTTGAACAGGGTGTAGAAGATCAGGAAGCCCGGGTTGTCGCGCTGGAAGATCCAGTTCACGTATTCCGTGGCCTGGCGCGCCACCTCCTCGTCCTCCGGGCCGGTGGGCTCGAAGCGCACCACGTCCTCCCCGGCGGTGAAGATCCGGAGCAGGCTCGGCAGGATCCACTCGATCGTGTCCGCCACGTCGGTGGAGATCACCCGGCTGCGGCCCTCCTGCTCGTTGCCGAACGGCTCGCCCAGGTAGTAGTCGAGCGCCCGCCGGCGCTCCTCGGCCAGCCGGCCGCCGGCGAAGGCCGCAGCGTCGGCGATCTCGGCGGCGACAATCGCCTTCAGCTCCTGCTCGCTCATCCTGGTCATGTCGCTTTCCTGCTCCGCTTCCGGGGTTTGTGCGCGCTCTTCCGCTTCGCCCTGCGCTTCGGCGGTGCGATCGACCCGGTGTCCGCTTCGGCCACCGGCTCATTGCGTTCCGCCAGCCGGCGCTCGATCTCCGCGACGCGGACTTCGAGCAGCCGCAGCCGCGCATCGGTCATGATGCTCATCGGACTTTCCTGGGACGTGGGGAATGAAGGCTCGCCGCCTGGGCAGAGCGCACACCGGCGGTCGTCTTGTGAACTATGGTCGCCGGCGCACCTGCGCGCCGGTTCCCCTATCTGGCTATCTGTAGCGACTGCTGATCGGGCGAAGCTTCGATCGCCACAGCACGAGTCAGCTCGCACGTCACCTTCACCCGGTCGGGCCCTTCGATCTTGTAGGGCGGCAGATTCATCTCGTCGCCGTGCTCCCAGACCAGCCAGTTGACGATCTTCATGGTGGCGTTCCAGAAGTATTCTTCGTTCAACCAGTAGTCCAGTAACGAGACGTAGTAGTAACCTTCGGCGTCCAGCCGAATGTCATAGCGGCCGCCGACGTCGCGAAACGCATCCATGTAGCGGAAGGTCTGCGGCCCATCGAGCACGACGAGACCGTCGTGGTTAGTCCAGCAGATTGGCTTGACCTGGACATATTGCTCAAAGACCGCGAGCCTCACGGCGAAAGACAGATTGATTAGAACACTCACCGCAAATGCGACCCGCAGGCGGTGCGTTCTCCAGAGGCGCGCTGTCGCACCGTCAGCCACCACCGTCACCGTTGCCTGTCCTGCCAATGCATTGTTTCGAGGGTAAGGCGCTTGCCGCGGACGATCATGGTGCCGCGCACGTTTTTCCACCATTGCGAGAATAATCTAAAAGGTCTCGCGTTTCTATGGTTTTGTAACTTTATGGCGTCGTCGTGGCGATTCTGCTCGATCCACGGGAATGATTCGTCTGGTCTCGGGACCAGCCCCCACTCGCCTTCTTCCCAGTCATAGTTGTCATCGACTGACATGCCGACAATGCCGTCAAAGCGAATACGGTCGCCCTCACGGCGAAAAGTGAAACTGCCCGTTCCCTTCAGATTCGTCTGCCCGAGGGTCGCCAGTGCATTCTGTTCGGATAGGAAGCTGGGCCTGAAGCTGCTCGTCCAAGTGCTGCCGTCCGCTCCGATCCGGGAGCTGACTCCAGACGTCATCCACGATCGAGGCCCCGATCGCATCATCGTGCGCTCCTTTCCGAGAAGCGGCGGGCCTCGCTCACACGATCCCGCGATTGCTGTATCTGATCGGCCTGGCCCAGGACGCGTCCTCCGGTCGCAGCCCCTGCGCCAGGTAGCGGAAGGCGTCGGCCGCGTGGCTCGTCCAGTCGTGGAGCGGCCGGGCCTTGAAGGCGCGCAGCCGCTCGTCCCATTCCCGCCGGTGCTGCCGCAGCGCCTCGATGCCGCGCCGGCAGCGCTCGGCGTCGAACCGGCATTGCGGCAGCAGGATGCGCGCCGCGTTGATGCCGTCCTCGACCTTCATCATGGGCAGCACGCGCGGGCGGATGCCGAGGCTCGCCAGGGTCTCGACCCGGCTCTTGCCGGTGCCGAGCTCTTTCACCGCGGCGTCGTGCGGCAGGATGTGCTCTCCATAGACATAGGCCCGCTCGCCCAAGGCGCGGGCATAGTGATCGAGCCCCACCCCGGACGCCTCGTAATAGTCGATCAGCCGCACCTCGAGGCCCGCCCGCTGGCAGAACCAGATCGCCGTCGAATCGCCGATCCCCAGGTCCCAGGCGGTATGGACCGGCAAAGCCGGATCCCACGGCACCGCCGCGATCCGCCCGTCCCGGTCGGCCGCGGCCAGCAGCTTGCCGTAATAGGCGCCGAGCACCGCCGCGTCGAAGCTGCACTCGAACTCCTGCGCATACTGCTCCTCGCTCATCGCGCGCTGCGCCGCCTCGAGCTCGGCCGCCGGGATCACCCCGGTCTCGCTCGCCCGGAATATCGCCGCGTACCAGTCCGGCTCGCGCCGCGCATGCTGATAGATCTCGTGAAGCTGGTTGCGGCCCATCGGCGTGCCAATGAACACGGCCCAGCCCTGGCGGTCCGCGAGGGCGGGACGGATCACCTCCGCCCAGAGCCTCGGGTGGATCTGCGCGTACTCGTCCAGCACGACGCCGTCGAGATAGAGCCCGCGCAGCCGGTCCGGATTGTCGGCGCCGTAGAGCCGGATGCGGGCGCCGCCCGGCAGGTCGACGCGAAGCTCGGTCTCGTGCACCGCCACGCCCGGGACCGGCGCGGTGTATCTCTTCAGATATTCCCAGGCCACGTCCTTGGCCTGGGTGAACAGCGGCGCGACATAGGCGTAGCGCGGCCGCTCCAGCCGGTTCGCCGCCGCCCGGGCGATCAGCTCGTTGACGCAGAACACGGTCTTCCCGAACCGCCGATGCGCCACCAGCACGTTGAACCGCTTCAGGCTCCTGTGCAGCCGCGCCTGCAGCGGCCGTGGCCTGTACAGCTCGACGACCGTCTCCGGCCGCGACGTCTCGCCCGGCGCCTCGTCACGCATCGTCGCCGCCCCAGACCAGGCGGATCACCTGCTCGGCCGCCTTGCGGGTCTTGCCAGGGTCGTCGGCCTGGCTGGCCTTACCGTAGCCCCAGGCGAGCAGCG